TGTGCAGGGATAACACCTGTGCCTTTTCTAACTTTACCAGCTTTCTCTGCTGCTCTCATTTGAGCATCAGTAACTTTAGCTTTAAAGTTTCCAAAATTCTCTGTCTCAAAAATATTATCTACTAAATTTTTAAAGTTTGCATCTTTTGCTGCCTTTTGATAATTAAACCTTTTTGCGTATCCTGCCTTTTGAGCATCGGTTAAGTTTTCACCACTAGGCATAGGTTTTCTTCCTTCCGTGCCTTCTGAAAAATTTACCCTATCATAAGCATCAATCTGATCTCTAATTTTATCTTTGTCTTGTTGAAGTTGTTCATAGATTCCTGATGCCTGATCCTTGGTGATTTGTTTTTTTTCTAAAGCTTCTTGGATAAAATAATCTAGCAACCGGAGTCTGGATTCAGGAGCAATGCCTTTTGAAACTTCTTTTAGTGTTCTAAGTTTGTCAGAAAAAGTTCGTTCAGGTTTTGGTTGAGGTGTGCCGTTAGCGAATTTTTCTCGCCTAACCATCCATGCGTAGGCTTCGTTGTAATGATGGAGTTTCAATTTAAACTCCTAAGATACCAGGTAATCCTCCAGCTCGAACACCCATTCTTGCGGCGCCTAATTCCATTCTTAAGAAGTCATCTATTTCCATAATCGGCATTCCGGGTCTTTGTTCGTTCATGTCGTATTTGTACTGTTCGTACATTTGAAGTTCGTCATCGGTATACGCTGAGGCCATTGATGGATTTACATTTTCGGTAGCACCCATTTTTTCAAAATAAAATTCTTTTAATTCATCAATACTATTTGGTTTTCTTCCTTTTTCTTTAATGAATTCTATTACAACTTCTTCCATTGTAACTGTGGGATCAATAGTTCTTGTTGAGGCTTGCATGATGCCTTGTTCTTCCATAGGTCTACTTCCTGTTAAATCCTCTGTTTGGATTTGTTTAATTTTTATATTATTTCTTTTTATGTAGTCAGTCAAGGATTCTCCCTCCTCAACTCCTACACCAGATTCGTAAGCGTCAATAACGTCTGCGTATGATTCTTCTTCCATTAGTAGTATGTCCTCTGTTTTTTAATCGTTGGTTCATCTATATAATCTTCAGGGTGAGAAATCAACCCACCTTGTCTGAACCTCATTAACGCTTGGGTCATGGAATCGACTAAATCATCATGATCTCCGTAAGGAAAAGCAGCACATTCTTCGATAACTTCCTGTGCAAATTCCATTTCTTTGGGCGCCCATATCAG